CAGGCGTATGGTCAATCTTCAAGCTCGGCAGATCGACGCTCGCTTGGAACGACGCAATCTCGTAAGTCACAGCTCATCCGGAAGCTGGTCGAGCGCTTGCAGCCGCCCGTAATACTCGGCCACGTCAGCTTTCATCTTGTCGATGCGCTCCTGTAGCGATACGTCACCAGAGGCAAGCGCCGCGACGTTGATTGCATCGCGCTTGGTCACGGCCGGCACTCCGTCTATGTAACCTTCGATCACGTAGAAGCGCTGTGCCTCATGATCGTTCGCGGGAGGCACGCGCCTAACCTTGATATCGCTCATGGGATAGGGAATCCATTTCCACCACCACCGCCACCGCCACCGCCCGAAGTGCCTCCACCACCGCCCGCAGGCGTGGTGATCTTGCCAAGGTAGTAACGACCGTTACCGGCGGTCACGGTGAGCGGGTTCGTCGTTGAAAGGTAAGTCACGGCACCGCCCGCATAATCTGGATCATCGGCGTAGACGTAATACACCGTGTTCGTAGAAAGACCGGTGATGCTGCCGGAATTGTAGGCCACCGTGCCGAAGCCGAATTGCACCGAGTGAGCCGCAACGGAAATGGTTGCTACCCCGGCATTCTCCGTCGCAGACAGTGGCTGCGCGCTTTGAACCGACAGCTTGTTCGATGCATTTACGAGCGGCAACAATCGCTGGTCCGACGCGCGGGCCATCGTCGCGTCGATCTCGTAGTGGTCATCGCCATCGAGCGCCACCAATCGATTCAGCTGTCGAAAGAGTTGCCCCCAGCCAATGGAATCCCTAGGTCCGGGAACAGTGCGCGGAAAGCGAACGATGCTCATTACCGCACGTCCAGCCTTCCAGCGGCGATCATGAACGGCACGGGGTCAGTGACACGGATTCGATGGACTCGTTCTCGCGAGCGGCCCATGCCATCCCAGTGAACCGTCTTCGTTGTATGCCCGGTCGTGCCCAGGCCGCGATTGGGCAACGAGCGAAAATTGACGCCGCCATCGTTGGATATTTCCAGCATCACTTGCGGATCAGCGCCTTGACCGGTCTCTGTCCCCTGTCCGACCTCCATGTCGAGCTCCAGGCGATCGAAGAAGGCCCAGCGCTTTTCGGCGTATGTCACACCGGAAGTCGCTTCACGGCTCAGCACATCCCCCCACTCGGTATAGGTCGTCGAGTGGATCTCGCCGATGTTCCCTGATTGTGTATCGCCTACCAGGGTCTTTCCATAACACTTCACGACCCAGGCAGCACGCCAATGATCTTGGCCGTAGCTTTCTCGCTCGTGCCACTCGCCGGTGTTGATGTCATGAGCCCAGGTCGCGCCGGCCGATGGAAAGCGCAGCACGATAAAGGTGTGACCATCGTGCACGTACGGATATGACACGGCGTCATTGACGCGTGCGTAATCCTGCCAGCGCTGCTCAGTCCCATACTGGGATACACGCCGCGGCGTGATGCCATCCAGGCGGCGGAAGATTCGGTCTTGGTCCAGCCAGAACACGGTATTGTCAGCGGCGCATGTCGAATAGGGCGCACCGCATCCGTTCTCGACAAATCCATTGGCCACGCGAAGGAACGGAAAGCCCGACCCGCCGACGTTGTCCCACAGCTCAATCGAATCTTCGCCGAACAGCACAAACTGTCGATTATTAGATTCGATGCTCAGCAGGTTATCGGGTGCGCCTTCTGCTGTCGCAAAGTCCAGCGAGTCGTAAACAGTGAAATCGTTCAGATCACAGATGAAGAATCGACCCGAATCGGGCTCGATAAATCCACCATAGTTGTCGAGCACCGCCATGCGCTTCGCACCGCGGGCGGTGAAATCAGCATCAGTCACCTGCGTCAGCGTCGATCCATTGGATATCCACAGATCCGGCTCAATCAGAATCGCGATTTGCGAGGTGTTCTTTGCAATGTCGACCGGCCCGGAGCCGGACAACGTGCCGATGCTCGTTGCAACCCCAGAGGATGAGATGCTGTAGAACGTGTTGCCGGCCAGGCTATAGAGCACGTTGCCGAACTTGATCGCCGCGCGCTGCGGACTCGGCGTGATCGTGGCAAAGGATCGAATGCCGGCCATGCCCTGGATCACCAGCGGGCTGCGTCCTTCCGGGGGCGCTTGCTCTGCATAGCAATTGACCAGCCGGGTCTGGGCCGCCTTCTTCGAGCGCAGCCGGTAGGAATGAAATGGGAGATCCAAGCTACTGACCCGTCAGAATGCTATCGCCCATGCGATGGCCACTACCGGCCGGCAGCTGTGACATATCTGCGCCTTCGAGCTTCAGATTCATGATCGTGCGCAGAATGGTTGTGTAACCCTCCTCTGCGGTAGCAACGGTTCCTATTGGCACCTGAGCGCCAAAATGTGCAGCGACGCGTAGTGCAAGCCTTCCCCAAACCCCCGTCTCGGCCCATGCGGGAATCGGACAGGTTGCCGCCGTGGATGATTGCTCGAAATATCCCAAGTCAATGCCGTTCGCATCCTTCCATGTCGCGAGCATCTGGTTCATCTGCCGGAGACAGAAGGTGCCTTGCTCAGCCGATGGTGTCTCAGTCTCATCAATCACATTGATGCCTCGGAGCGCATCAGTGATCATTTGCAGATTGGTGCTCATGTAGGAAGGGCGGGTGTCAGTCCCCGCCCGCCTCTATTACGAGGTCGCGAAGCCCGTGGCCATCGTACCGGTGCCGATCACCAGCCCCTGAATCAGCCACTGAGTGGAACTGATGGCCCTGAGAGTCAGCTTCTCGCCGATGAAGCCGCCCTTCGTGTCACCGTCCAACGTGAGCGCAACGATCGTCGTGCCGTCTGCGGTGAAGATGTCACCGGAGGTCGCAATCGTGGCGTCACCCGCCATGACTGCACCCACCAGGAACACCGTGGCCGCATTGGTGATGATCTTGTACGAGTTGGAGGTACGCTGAACCGTCGTACCAAACTCGAAGCTCATCCCAACGACCGGAGCCGGAAGCGTCCACACGATGCCAGCCGCGCGATCATTCAGGCACAACGCGCCTGATTCTCGCGGAAGTAAGGTGCGCGTGGCGCCCACGCTCTGAATCACCTCCTGAGCGTAGCCGGTGTGCTGCGAGAGCGAACCGGAACGATAGGAGACCTGTTCGTAGTCTTGAAGTGCCATGTTTGCTATCTCCCTTACATCGTGATCCGGCAGCCCCACTCCGGGCGGAGTGCAGCCATTCCGTAGAGGATGTCCAGACGCATCAGCAGCTCATCGTTGCGGATGTCCGAGCCCATCCACACGCGCACCGACAGTCCGTCCTGCGTGCGGCGAACGCACTTCTGTGCGTCGTCCATCAGCGGCAGGGCCGCGGTGACGAACTGGTATGCCTCCTTGTGGTACATGAGGTTCTGCACGTAGGAGGTGCTCGCCACGCCGATGAATGTCAGCGTCTTCGAGTTGAAGTCGGTCGTGAGCAGCTGCGCGCCCGTCGAGCTGCAGACATTCTGCCGCCCACCGGTCAGGAAGATCTGCGGGCTGATGGTCGTGGTACTCGCACCGATCGCCGTGATGGTGAACTGCTGCAGCGGAGCACCAGGCAACACGGCCTTGGTTTCCGGATGACACTGATACACGCCGGCGATCGTGAACACCTGCCCGACAACCTGGGCCGTGACCGCGACCGTGGTGTGAATGTCGACCGTGGTGCCATTGCTCGACGACAGCGCGCCATCTGTCACGAGCGCGGCCGCATCCGTCGTGCCGGTCACGTCCGAGCCGTTCGTGAGCGTCCACATGCGATCGTTCTCGTACCAGTCCGCCATGGCAGTGCGACCCACCATGCCTTCCCGGTACTGCTCCTTGATCTGCGTGGCATCCTGAAACAGACCTTTCAGCCCGTTCACGATCTTGCTCATGTTGATGGAGTCGTACTGAATGAACCGGTTGCCATCCTTCGGCGCGAGGTTCTGGTTCAGCTTCGCTCGAGCATCGCCGAACGGCAGCAGATCGGTTGGCGGGGTGCCTGCCGTACCTGCGACGTTGAACGTGGCCTTCGTCGCGAAGGCAATGAAGTCCGATTCGATGCCGGAGATCAGCGAGCAGACGGCCGGGCGAATGTAATTCTTCGACAGATCGTCGAAGGCTGCGCCGTTGTCCACACTCTGGATCAGTTCAGCCGAGTTGAAGCGCATGTCGACTCCATCCTGTGTTGCCACAGTGATGGTGGACGAGCGTTCATCCTGGTCCTGCACCGACATGACACGAGAGCCCTGCCGGCGCGTATACATGTTGGGCTTCTTCACGCGTAGCGTGGAGCCGTGCTTGCCGCCATTCTGATCGAATGAATTGTCGTACTGACGATCCACCGTACCGATGAAACTTGCGACCTCGTGCGCAATGCGCAGAGATTCGCGTGCCACGAGATCCGTGACAACGAATGCGTTCGCCATGACTGGAGATTTCCTTTAGCGGGAATGTTTCTTCCGCCACTTCGCGAAATCGGCATCGGTCCAGTCCTTCGGGTCTTTCTCGACCTTGGGATCGGACGCCTCAAATTTCGGCGGGGGTGACGGGGCCTTGCTGACCTTGTTGGCGTCCTTGGCCTCTTTGGCTTTCTCGCGCTCGAAGGCGAGACGCGCTTCGATCTTTCCGAGCTCGCGGGCGGCTGCTTTGGGCGGCAGCTGCGCAATCTTGTCCGCCACGTCGGGGTTCTTCCCGAGGTGATAGGCAAGCGCCGGACCGTCGTCGGAGTCTTCGATCACCTCGGCCATGTCGGCCGTGATGTGCAGGCGCGGGTTGCGCACCGTGCTCTCGAAATCATCCAAGGTCTTTGCGAATTCGATCGATCGGCTCTTGAACGAAGACTTGCGGCGTTCCGCGGCTTCGCGCTCTTGCTGTGCCTTCAGTCGGTTGTCAGCCGCTGCCTCACCGCGTTTGGCCGCCTCATCGAGGATGTAGCTCTGATACTTGGCGTCGTCGTATTCGAAGTCGGCCAGTGTCTTGAGCCGTTCCTCTGGGGCAGGCTTCGGCGTCTCGGGCTGCGGTGACTGACTGCGCATGGCTAGATCGCGCCAGTAGTCGCGGTCGCGTTCGGTCTCGCGCCAATTCCGGGTCAGTTCATCGATGCGCTTGCCGACTCCCTTCGGCTTATCGTTGGCATCAGTGACGGCGGGTGATGGGTCCGCTACGGTCTCCACATCCGGAGATACGTTTGCATCGGGCGCAGGCGTTTCTACCGCCTGAAGTACGGTCTCGGTCATTTGCGCTCTCGCGGGTTTTGCCTCGGCAACCGGCCGAGTACGGTTATGCGGGTAGAGCGTCCTGCTCTTCGTAAATCGGCTCTGCGATCAGCTCGCCATTGACTCGGCGGGCCTTCATCGCCTTGAGCTTCGGCTTGGGCGCACTGGCCTGAGCCTGAATCTGTTGCAGCACCTGGGCCGCGGCGGCAGCGAACTGCTGCGCCATATCGTTGATCGTCTGCAATGCTTGTGAAACTTGATCGCCCAACTGCTCGCGCTCACCAGCATTCGCGTCTTCGTGCTGCTGAGCCTGTTGCTGGGCTACAGTCGCCTTGAAATTGGCGTCTTTCACCTGCAGCTGAGCGTCACCC